AGAAGCGATACTATGTTATCCACTCTGAGAGAGGTGAAGTATCAAAAGGAGCGGCCGAAGAGTGGGAGCGCTGGGGAACTAGAATCAAGCTCCATATTGGAACTGTTCTAATTACACTGATTAAAGAGTATACTGGTTTGTTGGATTATGTTATGATCCAGACCACGAAGAGAGGGCCAGCTCGTTTTATACAGGCAACGAAAAAAACTCAGGAGTGGATAGAAGAGATGATCCGATATAACGAGGGTCTCGATCCTTTTTGGATGCCACTACAGGAGTTTCCTAAGCAGTGGACAGACAAGTGGAGTGGTGGCTATGATGTAGAGAACGGGTTGCCGCCAGTCAGTATTATTAAAACAAAGGATAAAGCATTCTTACGAAAGAATGAGGAGCCTATGACTGAGGTCATGTCCTGCCTTAATCATTTACAGAATACTCCGTGGTCTATTAACAAGCCAGTGTTCCAGACCTTATCAGATATATGGGATGATAATATAAAGATTGGATCACTACCAGCAAAGGAGGATGAGGAACTGCCGCCGCTGACCGAGGAGATGAAAGAGGACCCTAACGAACTTAAAATGTGGAAGCGTAGGGCCGCACAAGTTTACGAGTTTAACGCCTCCACGAAGAGCAGGCGCCTGCTGGTAATGAATACAATCATGATGGCAAAGAAGTTTGCCGACAAAAGATTGTTCCTTCCGCACCAGTGTGACTTTCGGGGGCGTGCTTATGCAATCCCTGCTTACCTTAACCACATGGGGCCAGACTTTAGTAAAGGGCTGATGAGGTTTGAAGCTGAAGAACCAGTTACAACCGACGCTCAATTAAAGTGGCTTCACGTTCACGGCGCTAACACCTTCGGCATAAAAGGAACTTATGACCAGAGAGTAGCTTGGATAGAGGAGCATCAGAATAAAATTATAAACCTAGCTACAAACTACAGGGCTGAGTTAGATTTTTTAAATGAAGCTGACGAAACCTTTCAGTTTATAGCTTACGCTCACGAGTTTAAGCGTCTGCACGAGACTAAAGGCACCTTCAACACTACATTGCCTTGCCAGATGGATGGCACAAACAACGGCCTGCAAATTTTAGGGATGCTAACAAGAGATGAATCATCTTGTATTGCTACCAATGTGGCACCGTCTGACATACCACAAGATATTTACGGTATTGTAGCCTTGAGAGCACGCGAGACGATGGCCCAAGACGACAACCCTTTTGCCAACCTATGGCTACAGTTTGGCATAACCAGAGCGTGTGCCAAACGCCCTACAATGACACAACCCTATGGCTCAACCCCGCATAGTTGCAGAGCCTATGTCAACGGTTGGTATCTTGAGCAAGTGAGAGCAGGTAAGCCTGATCCATTTGACGAGGAAACTCGGTTTCAAGCTACCGCCTACCTTTCAACTCATATCTGGAATGCCATCAGTCATGTTGTCGGCCGCCCAAGAGAAGCGATGGCTTGGCTACAGAAGACAGCAAGAAAGCTAGCCAACGCTGAGAAGCCTATGTATTGGGTCAGTCCCTCTGGCTTTCCTTGCTATCAGGCATATCCCAAGTGGATGGAGAAGTCTATCCGCACTAAGATAGGTGAGAAAGTATACCGCGTTAAGTTCCGTGAGGATACAGATAAGCTTTCCCCAAAACGTCAGGCGCAGGGTAGCTCCCCAAACTTTGTGCATAGTCTGGATGCGGCTTGCCTACACCTAACCGTAAATAGATGCGCCGAACAAGGCATCAGCAACTTTGCAATGGTTCATGACAGCTATGGCACACACTGCACGCAGGCTGATAAGCTTGCTCACGAGATACGCCAGTCAATGCACCACATCTTTAGCGACGATCAGTTGTTAAAATTAAAAACACACCTAGAGCATATCAACGAGTTGACACTCGACCCGTTGCCAGCTTATGGTTCCTTTGACATCAATGATGTCTTAAACTCAAAGTATATATTCTCATGAATAAAAAAACCATAACCACACCAAAGGGGATTGCGAAATATCCTCACGTTAACGAACCCAACACTCGCTTCAACGCTATGGGCGAATACAGTTGTCATATTATTGTGTCCGATGAGGACGGTAACGCATTCCGCGAAAAGGTCGAAAGTATTTTCGATGCTGAGTATGAGCGCGAGTGCATCATCCATAAAAAGAAACTCAAGAAGTCTGAGCACTTCCCTATCTTAAAAGACGAAGATGGCCAGTGGCTCATTAAGACAAAGCAGGTCGCTAAAGTAGAAGCTAAGAGCGGAGACGTCTACAGATTTGACGTTAAGCTTTTTGATTCTAGCGGCAGTCCTGTTAAGTCTGAGAACTGTAACGTAGGTAGCGGCAGTGAGGTCAAGTGTTCCGTAGAGCCTCGCGCTTGGTATAATCCTAGTGTTGGCTTTGGCATGACACTATCCTTGCGAGCTGTTCAGGTAATTGAGCTTGTTGAAGGTGGTGGCGGCAACGCTGACAGCTTTGGCTTTGGACAAGAAAATGGCTTTAAGGCTGAGACCTTTGACGAAGCGCTTACCGACGAGGAGGCAGGTGTAGAAGCTCTTGATTTTTAGATCAAAGTTTGAACAGAAGGTTGCCTCGGCTCTAACAGATGCTGGGGCAACCTTTAACTACGAAGAGAGTGTTATTCGTTTTGAACAGCCAGCAAAGGCTAGGAGATATACACCCGACTTCATTTTACCTAACGGAATTATCCTTGAGGTTAAAGGCTTTCTTAGCCGAGACGACAGGATGAAACATAAGTGGATTAAGGAGCAACATCCTGATTTTGACATCCGCTTTGTATTCATGAATCCCAACACACGCATATCTAAATTATCTAAAACACGGTATCGGGAGTGGGCAGAAAAGCTCAATTATCCTTGGTGCTGTGGACCACAAATACCACAAGAATGGCTGAACTACAATCCCTCCAAACACACCAACCCTGCCCCGACTGCGGGAGCAGAGACGCATTAACAATTAATACAGACTCTAGCACAAAGTGTTATTCCTGTGACACCTTCACGCCGAGTGGTGATGGGGCCGTCGAGCACACACCCTCTTTTAAAAACAGCAGGTTTGTAAGCGGTGAATACCAAGACCTAGTAAAGCGCAGAATCTCAGAGAAGATTTGTAAGCTTTATAATTATCAAGTAGGCACACACGACAATAAGAACTGTCACATCGCATCCTATAAAGATAAGAGTGGGGTAGTCGTCGGCCAGAAGATACGTTTTTCCGACAAGACTTTTAAAATTATTGGAGATGTAAAAACTCCGTATGGCTGGCAACGTTTTTCCGACGGCCGCTATCTTGTAATTACTGAGGGAGAGATTGATGCTTTGTCAGTCGCCGAAGTATTCGATGGTAAGTATCCTGTCGTTTCTATTCCTAATGGTGCCGCCTCTGCTCCTAATTTTTTCAAGAAGCATTTAGATTACTTTGAAGGCTTTGATAATGTTGTCATCATGTTTGATATGGACGAGCAGGGTATCCTTGCCGCCAAAACCTGTGCATCTATTCTTTCTGTAGGAAAGGCTAAGATAGCTAGGCTTACCGCAAAGGACCCTAACGAGCTTTTGGTAAGCGGTAAAGCAAAGGATTTGGTTCAGTCTTTCTGGAACGCAGAAGCCTATCGCCCTGATGGTATTGTGCTTGGCACCGATATGTGGGCAAAGATTAACAACAAGGAAAAGGTTGAGAAGTGCGACTATCCCTACGATAGTTTAAATCGCATCACACGCGGATTACGTGTTGGTGAGATAGTAACCTTCTGCGCTGGTTCGGGGGTAGGCAAGTCCAGTCTGTGCAGGGAGATCGCTTACTCACTATTAAAACAAGAGCAGAAGCTGGGTTACATAGCGCTGGAAGAATCCATACAGCGCACTGCTATGGGCCTGATGGGTATACACGCTAACAAGCCTTTGCATTTGATGGACAATCTGCCGCCAGAGAAGGTAATGAAAGAAGCTTATGATGCTACAGTCGGCTCAGGAAATTACGTTACTTATGACCATTGGGGTTCGATTGAATCTGACAATCTCATCAATCGTATTCGATACATGAATAAAGCTTTAGGGTGCAAGTGGATATTCCTTGACCACGTTTCGATTGTAGTATCTGGTCAGGACGGGGATGAGCGGAAGATGATTGATATATTAATGACTAAGCTAAGGTCTCTTGTTGAGGAGACTCAGGTAGGATTGCTGTTAGTATCGCATTTAAAGCGCCCAGAGGGTAGAGGCTTTGAAGAGGGAAGAGAGATTACCCTTGGCCATTTACGCGGCTCAGCTGGTTTAGGGCAACTATCCGATATGGTTATTGGTATTGAACGTAACCAGCAGGATGAGGACACCAAGAACCAGAGCACCGTCCGTATCCTAAAGAATCGCTTTAGCGGCGAAACAGGCATCGCTTGCTATTTAGAGTTTGATAATCAAACATCTCGTTTAACCGAATTAAGTATAGAACTATAATAAATAATATGCCACATAAATCTTCAGCAATGCTATTCAAACCAGACACCGAGCAAGTCCTTGTAAGAGGTCTTAACGCGATGACCAAGGCGTGCGACGCCTTATCAAATCAAAATGAAACACTAAATAAAGACATAGAGAGCATGAAGAAAAAGATACAACGTCTTCAAGAACGTGTTTTGTTAAATGAGGGGAGCAAAGAGTGATAGCTGATGAAGCTATAAAGTTCGACAACTGTAACGACGCCATCATCGGTGTTGACCAGCGGGGTTATTTAGTATATGACTACAGCAAGCTTGTCGAAGTTTTTAAAAAACAAGGAATGACGACAGACGAGGCCGTTGAATGGATAGATTACAATGTCCTCGGCGTTAAACCAGACCACTACACAATAATATATACACAGACTTACGATGATATTTTTTGATTTAGAAACTAATGGAATAAATGACTGGTCTCGCCTTGAAGACCTAGAAAACGTTTGGTGCCTATGCGCCTTTGATGGGAGCACAAGCATTATGCACCGCGCTGTTGGTGATGAGCAGATCAAAGAGTTGTTAAAGCTTTTTGAACAACACAATTATATTATTGGACATAACTCTGTTGGCTTTGATTACCCTGTTCTTCAGAAACTATATGGGTTTAGCCATCCTAACGTGTTAGATACCTTAATCATGGCCCGTTGTATTCATCCTGATATAAGAGATGAAGATTTTAAGAGAAACAATTTTCCGAAAGATTTGATTGGCCGCCACAGTCTTGACTCTTGGGGCTATCGTATCGGAAGCCACAAAGGCCAGTTCGGTGCCGCCTCTGATTGGTCTTCTTACTCGGACGAAATGGGAGAGTATTGCGAACAAGATGTTAAAGTAACACGCGATCTTTACCGCTATCTCATGTCAAAGGAAGTTTCTCCGCAAATGATAGAGTTGGAGCATAGGTTTGCTTTTGCCATGAGAGCACAAAATTACAACGGCTTTCCGTTTAATATAAAAGAAGCTGAAAAACTTTGTGCGGAACTGACCTGCCGCAGAGCAGAATTGAAAGAAGAACTACAGGAGTTGTTCCCTGCTCAATTAGTTCCACTTAAAAGTTTTCTTTATAACACGCCAGATGGGAAAGAGTGGAAGACTAAGAAGGCCGCTACGGAGGCAGGCTACAAGGCTAAAGAAATTGTAAAGGGAAGAAACAAGACTAAGACTATTCCTTTTAATCCAAACTCTAGAGACCAGATTGCTGAGCACTTAATATCACAAGGGTGGAAGCCCGACGCATACGAAGGCAAACGCCCTGCGATTAACGAAGCAGTGTTAAATTCTATTGGTTCTGCTGAAGCTCTAAAGCTTTGTGAATATCTGTTAATAACTAAACGCCTTGGCCAGATTAGCGAAGGCAACCAAGCGTGGTTAAAGTTAGTAAAAGTTGACCGCATTCACGGCTCGATAAATACTAATGGCGCTGTGTCGGGGAGATGCACACACAACAACCCTAACTTGGCTCAGGTGCCAGCCTCTCGCGCACCTTATGGAGAGCAGTGCAGAAGTTTGTTTCACGCCCCAAAGGGCAAGGTGCTTGTAGGGGCCGACGCCTCTGGACTAGAGCTTAGATGTCTAGCTCACTACCTATGGCCTAAAGATAAAGGAGGCTACGCTAAAGAAATCCTTGAGGGAGACATACACACCACTAATCAGGAGGCGGCAGGGCTTGATACTAGAGACCAAGCTAAGACATTCATTTACGCTTTCTTGTATGGCGCAGGCGATGCTAAGATTGGTTCTATTGTTGGTGGGTCTAACGCTGACGGCCGTCGTTTAAAACAATCTTTCATGCAGAAGATACCAGCCATAAGTTATTTGGTCTCTGCCGTGAAACGAAAGGTAGAGATGGATAACACACTTAAAGGTTTGGATGGCCGCATACTTCCTTGCCGCTCGCCGCACAGCGCATTGAATCTTTTACTACAGTCAGCAGGCGCCGTCGTCATGAAACAAGCTTTAGTAGACTTCATTGATAGTGCTCGTTTGCCTTATGAATTACATGGCAACATTCACGATGAAGTCCAGTTTAGTTGTGATGCTGAGCACGCAGACGAGCTAGGTAGTTTGTTTTGCGATTCTTTAAAAACAGCAGGTAAAAAGCTTAAATTCCGCTGTCCTTTAGATGGGGAATATAGCATCGGAAAAACGTGGGCAGAAACACACTAATATATGGCATACCAAAATAAGTTTGATAAGACAGGCAGGGCCAGCCAACAAGGCGCGAAGGCAGAACAGGTTTTTAAAGAATCTGTGGATGCTTTTTTTGATGTAGATATAACTCCTTCAGACTTGGTAAATCAATTTAAGCATATTGACTACCACTGCGATCTTCCGATGACCGTAGATGTTAAAGCTATTAAAGACCCCGAAACTATCTGGGTTGAATTAAAGAATGTTCAAGGCAAGGAGGGCTGGCTTTATGGCGAAGCCACCCACATTGCTTTTCAAAGGCCGTTAGGTTTTGTTGTTGTTAGACGTCTCCACTTGCTAGAGCTTGTTGAAACGCTTGTTGATATGGACGCTATGGTATCTTCGCCAGCGGAATGTCTATACAAGCTCTATAGCCGTAGCAAGTGGGGGCGCAAAGACCTTTTAACAAAGATAAAACCAGCTGACCTTAACACACTTCCCTACGTGCTTATAAAGAAATGAAAACTGTATTAATTGACGGAGACCAAATTGCTTACCTGTGTGCTTTTGCGTGTGAACACGAGATTGACTGGGGTGAAGACGATATCACTTTAACAACATCTAAGTTCGACTTATCGAGTGCTTTAGATTCTCAGATTAAAAAGGCATTAAAGGAAACCGAAGCCACTTCTGCTCGCATTGCTGTCTCTAACGCTGAGAACTTTCGCAAAGATATATACAGTGATTACAAGGCTAACCGCACCGCCCGTAAACCTCTTGGCCTTAAGTGGTGCCTTGAATATCTACAAGAAAAGTATAAGGCCGAAACTCATATAGGCATCGAAGCTGACGACCTTATTGGTATTTGGGCCGCCAATAACCACGACAACATTATATGGGCAACAGACAAGGACTATCTTACTGTCCCTTGTATGTTATATCGCTGTAATGAGTTGTTGATTATCTCTGAAGAAGAGGCTGACCACTACTTGCGGTTGCAGACAATGGTCGGAGACACGGCTGATAACTACAAAGGCGCGAAAGGCTTTGGCGAGAAGACTGCTACAAGGTGGCTAGAAGAGCACGGCGACACTTGGGAGTCTGTTGCCGCCGCCTTTAAAAAGGCAGGACAAACTAAAGAGGATTTTATTATGAACGCAAGGCTGGCTCGGATTCTCCGCAGTCTTAAAGATTTAGATTGGTCTCCAGATGAATAAATTACCTGATAGCGGTGAGCGCAGTGAGTTTGATACAGGAGCTGTGCGTGATGCCATGCAAGGCAAGGGATGTCCTAGCCTTCTTCCTGTAGCTGCTTTGAGGGCTGCTTCTAAAAGATTTGAAGATGGAGCCAATAAGTATGGGCGAAACAATTGGCAGAAAGGTATCCCTCTTTCTAGATATGTTGACGCTCTTTATCGCCACCTTTGGGCCTACATGGACGGATGCGACGCAGAAGATCATGGGGGCGCTGTAATCTGGAACGCTATGTGTCTTGTTCAAACCAAGGCATGGATTGATTCAGGCAAACTTCCGCCAGAACTTAACGACTTATAATATAGGAGACACGTATATGAATGAATTTCCCACAATAACAAAGGCCGTATTAAAAGCTTTAGAAGAGCGGTTTCCCATGAAAGACTTTGGGCAGACCAACGATATAAATAAATTAAACTTTCATTACGGCCAACGCTCCGTTCTTTCTTTTCTTAAATCTGAATATCATATTCAAAATCAAAACATCCTAAATAAACCTCAAATAACTAAATAATTATGGGTTCCGCACCGAAAATTCCTAAGCCCGCACCCCCTCCCGCACCCCCTCCTCCTCCTACTGAAGTAGCGGAGAAAGTAAAAAAACCTACAGCTCGTCGCCCTGAATCCAGCAAGCGTCGCGGCGCTTCTGCTCTCACAATCCGTCGTCCTTCCGTCAATGTTGGTGGTGGCAGTTCTGCTGGAGCTAACCTCCCTTATTAATATTATGGCCTTAAATTCTCTTAATACTACCATCACTGCAAATGGTTCTACAGCTGTTCCAGATTGGAATGGGCGCCTTGGTGCCTTTCTTGTTTCAGGAACATTTGATGGAGCAACCGTTAAACTTGAACATCAGATTGGCTCTGAGTGGGTTTCCCTTGGTGTTGATACCACTGTCACTTCTTCGGGCGGTGCTCAGTTCATTACCCCTCAAGACCAACTACGTGTTACGGTCTCAGGAGCTGGAGGCTCTACCAATATCACAGTTGTAGTAAAACCTCTTGTCGTCTAACGTCGCCTATAGATGCTAAATCAGCGCCTTACTCGAAACCTGTTTACAGGCCAGACCGAACCCTTAACCGCTCCTCTTTCTTTTGATTTTACAGAAGACTTAGGAAACAAAAGAAACCTTTCTTTTTTTAGTCAGTTTGAAATACCTGCCGCCGCTTATTCGTTGAGGGCCTTGGGCAGTTATAACGAAAAGGTTGTGCGTGTGCGTCGTTCAAGCGACAACACGGAAAGGGATTTTACTGCTTCTGGTGTATCTTCTGGTGCTTTAGTTGATTTTGTTGGTTCAGGCAATGATGGCTTTGTAGACACTTGGTATGATCAGTCAGGTAACGGCAATGATGCGGAACAACCAACTGCTTCCAACCAGCCTAAGATTGTTATTTCTGGGGCGTTAGTTGGTAATGGGATACATTTTGATGGAAGTGGCGATTTACTTAATTTACCTCATCCGCTTATATCTAATGTTAATTCAGCATCATTGTTTGTTGTAGCAACAAACGAAGCTACAGGATTTAAATTTATTCCGTTGGTTGGAGTAACCCTATCCACATCAGGCGGATCAACTTTTCAAATGCCTTTCTACTTTCTTGCTGGTATATTCGTTGCCTATAGTTCAGCATCAATTACTTTAAGCACAGCTGATACTAATAAGCATTTATTTACAGCCATAGCGGGTTCTTCCAATGCGGAAGGATTTCAAGATGGCACATCCAAGGGAACATTGGATGCAGTATCTGGCTATAGCGAACCTACTTCTGGGGGTTTAGGAGGAGATACAACTGGCACTTGGAATGGAAAACTTGAAGAGATTATTATTTATGCCTCTGACCAATCAGATAACCGTGTAGCCCTTGAAGCCAACATTCAAGCCGCTTATCCAACCTTACCATAATGCTTTACTTAATATACGCAAGCAAAGAAGCCGCCATTGAACGTGCCGACGAAGAAGGCAAGGAGATTGGCTACGGCTATTGGGTCGATGGTCAAGGCACACGTTGGCTTACCTATCCTAACGAAACCGCTGACCATATGTGGGCATTGGACGTAACTGACTACGACTTGGACGAGTCCGAGGAGTCATCAACCGTTGATCACTATACACCACTACCCGTTGATCACTATACACCCCTACCCGAAGAAGACTAAATGCTATGGAAGACATTATATACAGATCAGCAATTGGAACAGGAGGCTTTATAGCTACCATTGAACTAGCTCCCGTCAACGAACTGCTTGGTTTTTGCGTAGGTCTAGCGACCTTTATTTATATGTCAGCATCCGCAATCAAGGTAATCAACGAACTTAGAAAGAAATAATATGACACCAGAACTAATAGCAATGCTCGGAGGAGGACTCAGTGGCTTCGTAATGAAGCTTATTGGAACACAGATGGAAAACCAATCCCGTCAGTTTGAGCGTATGATTACGTCCCAGCAGACAGCCGATGTCTCAGCCGATGCCGCTTCTAAACGTGATGGTGGTGTATTAGTTCGTAGGTTCCTTGTAGTATCTACCGTCTTTGCCATTGTCCTTGCTCCATTCATCTTTGCGTGGACTGACACAGGTATTAGCGTTTCCAGAGATACTAGTGGCTTCTTAGGTCTATTTAAAGGCGTTAAATGGGAAACCATTCAAGGCTTCGTAATCTTACCTGAAATTAGGCAGACTGCTCTAGCCATTGTAGGTTTCTACTTTGGCTCATCTCAAATCAAATAAATGAATGAAATCTTGCAAATCATTGCATCCCTGTGGCCAGTGTCAATCGGTATCATTACGCTCATTGTTGTGCTGGCTCGTATGCACTACAACATCGAAGCTCTTACGGAAAAAGTCAGGGTCTTGTTTGATTTCCACAATAAAAGAAAAGATTAAATAAATTTTATGAATAAATCTGCTCAATCTATCTACACCTCGTTAGAGGGCCACCGCTATCAATATGTTGATAGGGCGAGACAATGTTCAAAACTGACATTACCCTACGTCATGCCAGACGAGGGCTTCGGCCCTCACAGTCGTTTAGAAACTCCCTTTCAGGGCGTTGGGGCCAGAGGAGTAAATAACCTCGCATCTAAATTACTGTTAGCACTCCTACCTCCCAACGCCCCTTTCTTCCGTCTCAACGTAGACACCTTTGCTCTTCAGAATGAGGGCGCACCTCCTGAACTTATTACTGAAATTGAGTCCTCGCTACAACAAGTAGAGGAATCAGTAATGGATGAGATTAGTCGTGAGGCATACCGCACTGGCCTTCACGAAGCTTTAAAGCAACTTATCATCGCAGGTAATGCTTTAGTATACCTTCCCGATGAGGGCGGCCTTCGTGTATTCCGTCTTGATCGCTACGTTGTAAAGCGCGACCCGATGGGCAAGGTTACTCACATTGCTACGAAGGAAACAATGTCCTACAAGACTCTCTCCGAGGAGATGAAAGCTGTTGTAGGCGAGGCTGACGACGCTAGTGAGAACGTCAACCTTTACACCGCTGTTTGTCTACAGGATAACAAGTGGCATGTCTATCAAGACATCAACGGCAACCCTGTTCCCGATTCGTATGGTACATATGCCATTGATCAAAACCCCTTTATACCTCTCCGCTTCTCCCGCATCGACGGTGAGAACTATGGACGAGGCTACGTCGAAGAATACCTTGGTGACCTACAGTCTCTTGAGAAGCTTACACAAGCTATCGTTGAAGGGTCTGCTGCGGCCGCTAAGGTGCTGTTCTTGCTGAATCCAAACGGTACGACTCGCGCCAAGGCTTTGGCTGAGACGCCTAATGGCGGCATCACTCAAGGCAACGCTGCTGATGTATCCGTTCTCCAGCTACAGAAATTTAACGACTTCCGTGTTGCTCAGGAGACAATGAACAGTATCAAAGAACGCCTAGGCCATGCCTTCCTTCTTACCTCTGGTGTTGTTCGTAACGCAGAGCGTGTTACCGCTGAAGAGATTCGTATGCTCAGTCAAGAGCTGGAGACAGCTATTGGCGGTCTCTACTCGCTTCTGTCTACCGAGCTGCAACTCCCCATGATTAACCGTCTTATGAAGGTTATGAACAAGGCCAAGCGACTACCTAAGCTACCTGAAGGAATTGTTAACCCAATCATTATTACTGGTGTTGAGGCTCTTGGACGTGGTAACGATTTACAGAAACTTGATTTATTCTTGGCTGGCGCTGCACAGGTTGTAGGGCCGCAAGCAATCGCTGAATACGTTAGCGTTGGAGAATACTTCAAACGTCGCGCTACCTCGCTTGGTATTAAGACTACAGGACTGGTTAAGACCGAAGAAGAGATCCAACAAATTCGCCAACAAATGCAACAAAACCAGTTGACAGAAAAGCTCGGTCCTGCTGGTATAAAGGCACTGTCAGATCAGGCAGGTAACCTTCAACCAGAACCCGAATCTTAATTATGTCCGACTTACAACAAGTAGTTATTAGTGAACCCAGCGAAGACGAGAATATCACGCTCGAACAACAAGCAGCTCTGCAAGATGAGAACAACACGGATACACCCGTAGAGAATGAATCAGCAGAATCTCAAGAGGAAGCCCGTCCTGAGTGGCTTCCTGAAAAGTTTCAGTCTCCTGAAGACTTAGCCAAGGCTTACAGCGAGCTAGAAAAGAAAGGCTCAACCAGTAATAATGATTCTAAAGAAGAAGCTCCTGCTGAGTCTAGCGAAATGAATACCGCTATTGAAGCGGCTACCGCTGAGTTCATGGAAGGCGGTGAGTTATCCGACAAGACCTTTGAATCTCTTAAGCAAGTTGGATTACCTCGTGACCTTGTAGAATCCTACATGGCAGGACAAGGAGCCTTGGCAGAAGGCCAAGTAGCTCAGGTCAAGGAAAGTGTAGGAGGCGAAGCTAACTACGAAGCTATGGCTGAATGGGCCGCTGATAACCTCGACGAAGGTGACCTCAACGCTTATAACGAAGTTGTAGAGAGTGGTACTATTGACCAAGCTCGTATGGCTGTTCGCGGATTGTTTTCACAATTTAAATCAGCAGGAGGTAAAGCCCCTACTCTTATGCAAGGCGCCACGCAAGGTGCGGGCGTTAAAGCTTTCGCATCCGCTGCTCAGGTAACTGAAGCAATGCGCGACCCTCGTTATAAGTCCGACCCAGCATATCGAAGCACGGTCGAACAGCGTCTAGCAGTAACTACTGCTTTTTAATTTAACTGCCCTCTTCGGAGGGCTTTTTTGTATCCCCTCTCTATGAATGAAAAAACGTAAAGGGCTATCCCTAAGAAAAGAACATAAATCCCCTACAGGTGGTCTTTCAAAAAAGGGACGAGATTATTACAATAGAAAAACAGGTTCTAATCTTAAAGCACCTCAACCTAAAGGAGGCGCCCGTAAGCGTTCGTTCTGCGCTAGAATGTCTGGCGTAAAGGGACCAATGAAAGATTCTAAAGGACGACCTACTCGTAAAGCTCTCGCCCTTCGTAAATGGAAATGTTAACCTATAAATATCATGCCTAAAGTTGGAAAGAAAGACTTCTCATACACTCCTAAAGGAATGGCTAAAGCTAAAGCGGCCGCCAAACGTAAAGGACTAAAGATCAAATACCGTGGCTAAAATCTGCCCTAAAGGTATTGCTTGGGCAAAGCGTACCTTCGACAAATACCCATCAGCTTATGCAAACATGGCAGCGTCCAAGTATTGCAAAGACCCGAAATACGGAAAAGGCCGTAAGGGTCTCAAAGTTAGAAAGAAGAAATAATGGGTGAACTCGCAAAATGGAGAGCGCAGAACTGGGTCCGAATCGGAACGGACGGTAAAATCAAAGGAGCTTGCGGAACGTCTAAAAACAAAAAGAATCCCGACCGTTGCCTTCCAATGGCTAAAGCTAAGAGCTTATCAACGTCTGAGCGAGCAAATACAGCTCGAAAGAAAAAGAGAGAAGGATCCAAAGGAAAACAATTTGTAAGTAACACAAAGGCAGCTCGTGTGTCTTTACGTGTGAATAAAAAATAATTTTTGTCCCCTAAATGTGACAAGTAGCACAATGCCCTCTGCGGAGGATAACATTAGGTTAGCAAACGAAACATAATAGTGACAGATCAAACCAAAATAATAAACCTAAAATAGAAAGTATAATCATGGCATTTACAAATAATGTTGTTCCCTCTCGCGTAGGGCAGGTCAACAGTGCTGGTGACGTAGACGCTCTCTTCCTTAAGGTGTTCTCAGGTGAGATTCTCACGACGTTCGAGGAATCGAACATAATGAAGGATTTGCACACTGTTAGAACAATCTCTAGTGGAAAGACAGCGCAGTTCCCAGCTACTGGTGTAGCCACTGCGAAGTATCACACCGCTGGTGAGTCTCTTATCGAGGCTGACAACGGTTATCAATCCGATATCAAGAAGAATGAAATCACCGTCAACATTGACGATGTTCTTGTTTCTTCGACATTCCTAGCAAACATCGACGAGTTAAAGACTCACTACGACGTTCGTAGCATCTATGCACAAGAGCTTGGTAAAGCACTTGCTAAACGCTTCGACATCGCTGTGCTTAAGACACTTGTTGCTGGTGCCCGTCAGGATGCTACCATCTCTGGTAACTCTGGTGGAACTGTTGTAAGTGGTGCTACCACTAATACAGGCACTGGTCTGCTTAACGCCTTGTTTGAAGTTGCTCAAAAGCTGGATGAAAAAGACATCCCTGCTGACGACCGCTTCGCTGTATTGAATCCTACTCAATACTACAAGCTTATTAGCGATCCTACCACTAACATCGCGCTTAATCGCGACTTTGGTGGTGAAGGTTCTGTTGCCTCTGGCACCGTGCCTATGGTTGCTGGTATCAAGATATTCAAGTCTAACCACCTTCCAAGTGGTAACCTTGCAAGCACCGCGGATGGTGACGGCGCATCAAACAATGATGTGTTCGACAAAAACCACAGCGGTTCTGACAATGGTTCTGGCTACAATGGCAACTTTACAGCAACTAAATTCGTTGCTGGCCACAAAGCTGGTGTCGGCACTGTCAAGCTTCTTGACCTTGCCACTGAGTCTGATTACCAAATCGAGCGCCAAGGAACGCTCTTCGTTGCAAAGTATGCTATGGGTCACGGTGTAATCCGTCCTGAGTGCTGCGTCGAAGTTACAGCTTAATAAAGCTTAATCCTTAAAACCGTCCTCACCCTCTTTCATGGGGGTGGGGACACCCTTTTTATAAAATATTATGCCAACTCTTACTACACAACTTGAAGCCGTTAACTCCATGCTGGGTCATATTGGTGAATCGCCCGTTGACTCTATAGCAACACCCTCTGCTCTTCCTATCAGTGCCTCGACTGCGCTAACTATTTTGGACGAGGTAAGCCGTGAAGTTCAATCGGATGGTTGGCATTTTAATACAGAGTATGATGTTACTCTGAGTCCTAACGTCTCAAACAACATCGTCTTAGACTCCGACATTATCGAAGCTGACGTGGATGACCACTCTTCCGATATTGTATGTCGCGGTCTAACCTTATTTAACCGCAAAGACAACACCTCTACTTTTACTAGTGACATAAAAGTCACACTAACTCGTCTGCTTGCTTGGGATAGCCTTCCCGAACCAGCCCGACGTTATATTACTTTACGTGCTGCACGTATACTACAAGGACGTATTGTAGGTTCTCGTGAATTGGAAGCACTCATTGCTCGTGACGAATACACAGCGAAAGCTCGTCTCGAAGAGTTTGACTCTAAGAACTCTGATCGAACAATATTTGACAATTTTGATACTGGAGCCAGAATTGGCATAAATCGAAACTACTCAATAACATAAGATGCCTTTAATAAATAACTCGCTCCCTAATCTTGTACAGGGAGTTTCGCAGCAGCCTGACGTCCTTCGATACGACGGACAGTGCGAGATACAGGAAAACGCAGTCAGTAGTATCCTTAAAGGGTTACAGAAAAGACCCCCTGTTGAGTTCGTTAGTAAACTATTTGATGGGGATACTGACGACGAAGACGAAGATATCCTTAAAGAAGGATTGATTACCTTTATTGAGCGCACATCTGATGAGAAGTATGTAGTTATACTTGATGGTATTAAGCTACGTGTGTTCAGGATAGAGCTTGCTG